ACCCGGCTTCCGCAAGATCCGCATCGACCATCCGGCGCTGCGCAAGGGAGCCAAGGAGGAAGACGAGGTGGCCGCATGACCGACCTGACGACACTCGCCAATCCCTTCCGCGCCTGGACGGAGCTGGCGCGCGTTTTGCGCAACGCCTTCGTCGAGGAGCTCAAAGTCGACTACCAGCCGATGACGCCGCATTGTGGAGAATTCTTAGGTTCGCTCTCGGCGCTGATCACCCAGTTCGAGCACCTCGATAAGCGCCTGCATGGGCTGGAGCGGCACGATCACGCAGCGTTCGAAGCGTTTCTACGCGCCCTGGAGAATTCATGACGAAGCCACGGGAAGAACCGCCGCCGCCGGTGCCGCATGAGGTAGAAGAGCGCGCCGAGAAGGTCGACTATCACGCCGAAGCGCTGGTGCGCCAGCCGCGCACGCTCAAGGATCTGGTGCGCAGCGAAGAGTTTCTGAAAGCTGTATCGGACGTAGCGCCGCGGGTGATGCGGCCCAGCCGGTTTATCCGCGCGGTGCTGACGAGCATGATGCGCGTGCCGCTATTGGCCGAGTGTACGCGCGAGAGTTTTTTCAAGGCCATGCTGGACTGCGCCTTCTACGGCATTGAGCCGGACGGCCGGCGGGCGCACCTGATCCCGTTCCGAAACCGGAAGACTCAGCCGCCGACCGTAGAATGCCAACTGATTCTCGACTACAAGGGCTTATGCGAGTTGGTACGGCGAAGCGGCGACGTGAGCTACATCCACGCCGATGCCGTGTACGAACACGACGAATGGGAATGCTCCTTCGGCACCGGAGCGAAGCTGGTCCATAAGCCGAACCTGGAAGATCGCGGGACGAAACGGCGCTGCTTTTATTCCTTCGTGCGGCTGAAAGACGGCAGTGAGGATTTCATGGTGATGAACCTGACCGAAATCGAGAAGGTCCGCAAGCGCAGCAAATCGCCGGACGAAGGGCCGTGGGTGACCGATTTCGACGAAATGGCCAAGAAGACGGTATTCCGGCGTCACTCGAAATGGTTGCCGCTCTCGCCCGAATCGCGTTTCAACCTGGACCGCAGCGATCCCGAAGCGGTGGAAGTGGGCAACACATGGACCGAGATGCTGAACGAGGCGCCGGAGCCGACGCCGCAGCGCCTGACGGCGCGCGAGAAGATCCTGGGGCCGGTGACCGCGCACGACGGCAGCGGTGCCGCAGGCGATCCGAAGGAAGCAGTGTGTTCGACGGAACCTGCTCCTGGTGCGGTTCCGCCGACATCGAAGCCGTAGAGGGCGAGTTCGAGACCGGCGTCACTAGCCCCGACGGCGGGGCCGAGCGCTGGTATTTCACCGGCTACCGCTGCCGGAAATGCGGAACCCAAGAGGAAGTGTGACGGGCTTCGACGGCCAAGGGGAGTTCGATTGGGAATCGCCGCTCTCGATTCAGGAGCGCTTCGAATCCTTCGACGCCGCGCACCCGGAGGTCTACGGCTACCTGCTGTCTCTCTGCTTCGATCTGCGCAGACGCGGTTGGCAGCATTACGGGATCAAGTCCCTATGGGAGCGCACGCGGTGGCATTTTCAGGTGGAGAAAGACCTGGGCGAGGAGTTCAAGCTGAATAACAACTATCACAGCCGCTACGCGCGCAAGATCATTGCGCAGTATCCCGAATTCGAAGGGTTTTTCGAACTGCGCGAATTGAGGGCTGAATAGTTAGGAAGTATAAAAAACAAAAACAAAGGAGCAAATAACGCCATGGCCACAAAGTTACAAGTAACCCTTACAGAGTTACAACCGCTATTACTGCATGCAGATAACATTGCCTGGGCCGACGATATGGAAATTTGGCGAAACGACCCAGCCAACAAAGCGCTGTCGAAAGCCGGAGATGACCGCACGCCTCCCTACCGGTGGATCGGCTGTCTGAATTGCGACGATGCGAAAAAGGGTATAGTTACGATCCCTTCTGAATACATCATGGCCAATATCATGCAAGGTGCCGCGCAAGTACAGACGGGCCAGGGGCGCAAGACATTCAAAGAGCAGAGTCAGAGTGGTATTCTTTGCAGCGAATTTCATTGGCCGCTGCTCATTAACGGAAAGACGATACCGATGGCGAGTATCGACAAACTAATACGCCTCAAGACTTTCAAAGAGCACTCCGACGCAGTTACGGATTTAGGCTTCTCCCTTTTTGTCAAACGGGTCAGGGTAGGGGCCGCCAAGCATATCCGAGTTCGCCCTCGCTTTGACAAGTGGAGTACGACAGGGGAGCTGTTGATCGTGGATGACCAAATTACGCCAAAAGTAATCGCAACCATTCTCGATATCAGTGGGCATTTTAAGGGTTTGGGCGACTGGAGGCCGGGAGGTCGCACGCCCGGACCTTGGGGAACATTTACGGCAAAGATCAGCTAGGTTTTGGCAGGGTCCGGCAAGGCTCGGCTCGGCAGGGTCTGGTTTGGCGGGGTCTGGTTTGGCAGGGTCTGGTTTGGCAGGGTCAGGTTTGGCAGGGTCTGGTTTGGCGGGGTCTGGTTTGGCGCGGTATGGCGGGGCTGGGTCAGGCGGGGCGCGGCTAGGCAAGGCAAGGTCCGGCGGGGCTAGGTAGGGGTGCCAATGGCACAGGAAGGCAAGCTAAATGGACAAGACTTTTCGGGCCGGTATTCCTTATTCGGTCGACGTAAGGCGACTACTCGATGAATTCCCGCAGCCGTCTTTAACCGAAGGCCGGCTGATCCGGCATGCGGAACTGGAAGCGCTATTGAGTCTGAAACGGGGCCAGCAGCGTTATTACGCCGTGATCAATTCGTGGATCGCTCAGATGAAAAATGCAAACGGCGTTTTTATCATTTGGGAACCGACTGTCGGGATCAAAGTGCTCGGGCCAGCCGAGATCTTGGATCATGCGGAACTGCGAACGCGGCAGAAGCTGAGACAGACCGGCAAAGCAATCAAAACTTTCGGCTGGGTAGACCGCAATCGCTTGGATAAAACGGGCCAGCAACGGTTAGATCATCAGGCGCGAGTGGTCGCCGCGCTGCGAGATGCTCTGGATTCGAGCCGCAAAGAGCTTGCCGTGAATCTTGCGCCGGTCAAGTCGCTGCCGAGGCCGAAGCTGGCGTGAACTGAGTTTGGTAAGGCAGGGCGGGGCTTGGTCCGGCTCGGCCAGGTATGGCACGGCGGGGTTTGGCCTGGTGTGGCAGGGCTAGGTAGGGGTGCCAATGGCACAGGGATCATTTGCAATTCAACTTTGCCGTGGCGGGGCAAGGCAGGGTATGGCGAGGCGGGGCAAGGCGCGGCTAGGTGAGGTAAGGGTGCCAATGGCACGAACTCTAAGATCGGCCTCATAACTTCGCTCTGGCATTGCGGCGAGGTCAGGCTTGGCCAGGCGCGGCGTGGCTGGGTAAGGCATGGCAAGGCTCGGCACGGCTAGGCGAGGCGGGGTCTGGCGAGGTGTGGTGTGGTAAGGGTGCCAATGGCACGACTAGTTAGAAGGGAGGAGAAAAGATGGCTATCAAAGCGGGGGTTGGATGTAAGAGTTATGCGTTGCCTGGGATCGACGGCGGCGAGCTGGTGGTCTCGGAAGTGATCGACAGGAGCTCGATCGAGATCACGCTGAGGCAGAGCGGCAACCGAAATCTGACCGACTCGCTCTCCGTGCGCCTCAACGCGGCTCAATTCGCTGCGATATGCAACTTGGGTTCAGCCTACGACGGCTTGGAAGTCCGCACGCCGCCGCCGATGGAAGTGGAGGAAGACATAGAGGTGGCGCAAAGCGAATGACCGCTATTCAATATGCGCTCTACCGCTACGCGGCGGGTCTGATGACCGTAGCCGAGTTGCGCCGGGCGGAAGAGTTAGCAAAGCAGGCCGACGCGGGCGATCGCCTCGCGGCGCTATCGTACCAGGATCTGGTCCATAGCGTACTGCGCCGCCGCTGGAATGCAAAGGACGAGCAGTCCGCCAATAACAAATTGTAATATGGATACATGCAATCACATAAGAGCAATACAGCAGAAGAACGAATCCCGCTGCCGCTCCCGTGGGGTTTCGGGAGCATGTCCTGGCGCGGCTGCGTGTGGCGGCTGGCATGGCGCGACCCGGCTGGCGAAATCCACTACGAAAGCTCCCGAACCGCCGACGCCGCCGAGGCGCAGCGGATCATGGCGGTCAAGGCGCTGCCACGCGCGCAAGCCATGGTGGAGGCGCTAGAGCGCATCGCCCATGGAGAAACCTATCGAGAGGCCGGTAAGGGTAGTAACCGGGCAGGACCTGGACCTGTCGCGCCGGTCGGCGCTGCGCCTGCTGCGGTTACTCGAAAGGCTAGAAGCAAGGGCCGCAGACGAGGAGGCAAAGCGTAATGAAAACTCCTCGAAAGAATGATGCGAAGAAACCGATCAAAGTCACGGCAAAGTCACCCGAGCACCCGCCAAGCCGCGAGCAGCTAGGCGAAATCGTCGAAAAGCTGCTAGAAATCCTCGCCCGCGCACGAGCCCGCAAGCGACTGAAGAAAGGCAAAAACAGGGAGGCAAAGCGTAATGCAGACTCGAAAGAATAGCCTCCTCCCCTGGTTTGCCTACATCCGCGTCAGCAGCAAAGACCAAGGCGAGAAATACGGCCCGGCGCGGCAGGTGGAAGCCATCCTCAACTGGCTGCGGGTAAACGGCGCTCAGGTGCCGGGGCTCGATGCCTGCGTGATCGGCTCGCGGGAAGTACGGCCTTCAGAGTACGTGGGATTCGACAAACAGACCGGCAAGAACGATGACCGGCCCGATTTTCAGCGAGGCTGCGACCTGGCAAAGGCCGGTAAGATCGGGGGTTTCATTGCGCTTCGGCTCGATCGCGTGGCGCGCAATGCGGGAGACGCCTACCTGCTTCGTGCCCGGATGAAGCGCATGGGCGTTCGGCTGGAATTCGCCACGCAAGCCTTCGACAATACGGCCACGGGCGACCTGATGTATACGGTCTATGCGGGCTTCGCGGAGTTGGAAGGCAAGCTGATCCTGGAACGCACCGCGGATGGGCGGCTGGGACGCCTGCGCGATGACCACCTGTTTCATAGTCCCAAGGCGATTGCTTACGGTTACCGCTACGTAGACGAGGAGGTTGCCAAAAAGAATCCAGGGGCGGTGATCGGCAAGGTGATCATCCATAAAGAAGAAGCCAAGATCGTGCGCCTGATCTTCCGCATGTACGTCGAAGAAGACAAGACCGCGTACGAGATCATGATGTATCTGAACCGCAAGGGCGTGAAGACGCGCGAGGGCTGTGTATGGTGGCGGGAATCGGTCCGGGCGATTCTCAGCAAGGCCGACCGCTATGCCGGAGTTTACGTTGTCCGGCTGGGCATCGAAGCCGCGAAGCGGGATCACAAAGAGCGCGTGAAGCTGATGGGCGAGAACGCGCTGCCGCTCGATCTGTCCGATGTAAGGGAAGTGGAACTGGAGCTTCCGCCACTCATTGACGCCGAGACGGCGCGGCGGGCGAAAGCCATGCTGACGAAGAACAAGGTCGAGAAGGCCGGACGTCCGGCTGGGCAATTTCCTCTCAGCGGTTTTGTCTATTGCGCGGAGCCGAACCAGAGCGGGCTCTGTGGAAGCCGCTGGTATTTCGGGTCCAAGGGTAGAGGGCAGCAAGGGAAAGGTTACTGCAAGCATCGCGATTATCATGGCGGGGCCGTGCGCAAGAAATGCAGCGGGCGTGAGATGGCCTACCTGAAGCTGGAAGGCGTCATACTCGACGCGCTGAAGGAGCATCTGCGCCAGCCGAAGGTGGTCTATGCCGCCGCGATGCAAGCCTACCGGCAGGAGCACGGCAAGGAGGCCAAGCAGCAACGCGCGGACTCCGAAGCCAAGCTGGCGGCGTTCAAGGAGGAGCAGGAATATTACGGAACGATCATTCTAAACCCGGCCATGAAGAAGCTGCACGCCAAGGCAAACGCGCGGTTTGCCGAATTGGAGATTCAGATACAGGACCTGGAGCGGGAACTGCGCCGCGCCCCGGCCAGCGTGATATATTCGGAGACCGCCATCGTGGGGGCATTCGGGCAAAAGCTGAAGGCTCTCGATCACATCAGAACGTTTGAGGACAAGCGGGAGTTTTTCGAATCGACTCTCCAGCGGGTCGATATGGGCAGAGAGGAAGTAGTCATTACCGGCAGCATCGCCATTCCCCAGGAATCACTTGCTGGAGGGGAAAATTGGAAGAGCAGGCTTGCCAGCGATTCCAATTTTCCCGCATCTATCCCGTTTGTAATCAAGAGGCGGGTCGCATGAGCGGCCCGCTCCCAGACCTCCCGCGCGATCCCGCGCGCCCGGATAAGCACATCGACCCGGAGACCGGCATCTGGCCGATCGCCGAGTGGGGAAGCGAATGCGGGCGCGGCTTCGTTAGCGATATCCGGTTTCAGCGCGGCACCGAGCCGGTCCTCAAGCGCACCAGCCGCAAGCGGCGGAAGGCCAAACCGAAATGAACCAGCCCTTCCGCCTGACGCCGCCCGTGCCTTCCGAGAACGACGTCGAGGCCGGGTGCATCACCATCCTGGAGCTGCACCAGTACTGGGTGGTCAAGCTCCATGCCGGGATCTTCCGGCATCTCGACGATCCCAGGAAGCCGCCGCCCGCGAAGCCGCGCTACATCCACGGCGTCCCCAAGGGCACGCCCGATTACGCCTGCCTGCATGAATACCACCGCAACTTCCTGCTGGAGGTGAAGCGGCCCGGCGGCAAGCTCTCAGCCGACCAGGAAACCAGGCACGCCGATATCCGGTTCCGTTACCGGCTGGTGATCGTGGTTGTGGAAAGTGTGGAAGAGCTGTGCAATTTCCTGGCGCAGCACGAACGCTCCCCCTAAAAAATAAAGGGCGCGGTCAGAAACGCGCCCCTAGCAATCACATCGACGGGCCAAGGAAAGGTTCCCAGGAGAAAGCAGTTAACCATCACCCAGGAGAAACTCGATGGAGCGTCAAGCTTTTTTGATTGTAACCAAACAAGTTCTGCAAGACAAGCGCATTTCCGTGACAGCTAAATTACTGCTGGCGCAACTGCTGGACCACCGCAACAAAACCACGGGGCAATGTAACCCCTGGGAAAGGACTCTGGCAAAGGCCCTCGGCATCAGCAGGCACACCGTAATGCGAGGATTGAAGGAACTCCACCACGCCGGATTGATTCAGGCGAAGCGCGGGCAGAACGGGAACCGCTATGAATTTCCCAAGTCGCAAAATGCTACTTCCCAAGTAGCAAATTGCGACTTCCCAAGTAGCAAATTGCGACTTGGGGACCCCGCGCATCCTTTATATGAACCTTACATAAAGAACCATATAAAGAACCATAAAGCCGCCGCCGCCGTAAAGGTAGTAGAGGTGGCGGCGGCGGCGGCAGCACCTGTCGGTGGTGAACAAACACAAAACCCAACACCGGTCCCCCCGGCTCAGAAGCTGATGACGGAGTTGATGGCGCAGCATCCCGAACCGGGCAATCTGCCGAAAGCGGTCGCGGCGGCTGAAAAGCTCGTAAGCAACCAGGGCGCTGAAATCGTGCAAACCCTTAGGCGCAGCCATGCGCTCTGGTGCACCCACTGGGAAACCTTCCCGCCGGGGCGATTCATTCCGCAACTCTGGCGCTGGATTGTGGACGGGGATTGGGAAAACCCGCCGGCTGACCGAAAAGGCGTGAAGTCGGAGAACTGGCTGGAGCGGCGGGAACGGGAGCGCAAAGAGTCGAACGAAAACTTTTACCGGGACCTCGCTGAAGAAGGAGCGTGGGATGTAATCCGGCAATACGGCGGGGAACTCGCGGTGGAGGAATGGCGTGAAAAGATCAAAACAGTTGCTTGAGGATGCAGACTATGACAAACAGGTCGAACGCTTGAGTGGCCTGCCGAAGTTCCCGCAGTTGCCTGCCGCGCAAAAAGAGCTGCGGCGGGCGTTGCGCCGCATTTCGGACACAGATATCGGGTTCCTACGCCACCTGCTAGATGAGGTCGTCGATACGGCAACGGTCTGCCCTACGCCATCGGAGTTGATTCAAATGGCCGGAGCGAAGCGGCACCGGACTTACGCCAGCATAGGCAAGACGGATTGCAAATTGTGCGGCGGCTCGGGTTTCGTTACGACAATGCGACGGGTCAGTCCTCTAGGCATGGACCCCTACGACGCGGAATTCGCGGAGGTCTGTACTTGCCGGGGGGCACAATGACGCCCGCAGAGTGGCCCGCAGACAAAGTGGAACGGTGGCCGCTGGCGCGGCTGATTCCCTACGCGCGCAATGCGCGGACGCACACCCCGGAGCAGATCAAACAGATCGCCGCGTCAATGCGGGAGTGGGGCTGGACGATTCCGGTGCTGGCCGACGAGGCCGGCATGATCATTGCGGGCCACGCGCGGGTGAGCGCGGCCGAGATCAACGGCTATGAGGAAGCGCCGGTGATGGTGGCGCGCGGCTGGAGCGAAGCCAAGAAGCGTGCCTACGTGCTGGCGGATAACAAGCTGGCCATGAACGCGGGCTGGAACGAGGAAATGCTGGGCGTCGAGTTGCTCGAGTTGCGCGACCTGGGCTTCCACATGCCGGTGATCGGCTTCGACCAGAACGAGCTCGACGGGCTGATGCGGGAGGTGGCCGAGGCCGGATACCCGGAATTGCCGGAAGGCGACCGGGCGCCGTACCAGCAAGTAACCTTCACGCTGCATGATGAGCAGGTGAAGATCGTGCAAGCGGCGGTTACCGCCGCCAAAGAGCGCGGGCCGTTCGAGGGCTCGCTGAACGATAATGCCAACGGGAACGCGCTGACGCGGATCTGCGAGGCGTATCTGGACCAAGAAAGCGAGGGCTGAATCTATGCCGCTAACCGACAAGGGCCTGGGTGAGTGCCTCATATCTCCCAACGAAATGGATACGAATATGGAAGCCGCTAACGTCGTGGATGGACTCTTCGCCATTGCACGAGGCTTGCAGGCCGTCGCTGGAGCAATCAACAAATTGG